GTTACCGTTGGTCAGCAGGCAAAGAAGACATTCGGTCTTTCGTATCGCACAAAGCTCGGCAACGATACAGTTGGTGATGATTATGGCTATAAGCTGCACATGATTTATGGTGCTGTTGCCAGCCCGACAGAAAGAGCGTATACTTCCGTCAACGAGACACCTGAGCCGATTACGTTTAGCTGGGAATTGTCGACTAATCCGGTTGCTGTTACCACAATCGGCGCAAACGTGTTCCGACCGACAGCATTGATCACCGTCGACTCGACAAAGGTTTCGTCGGCAGCTCTCACAAACCTAACAAACCAGTTGTGGGGCACTGCTGGCGGTAACCCGCAGCTTCCCCCGCCCGACACGGTCCTCGGTTACTTCACTGGCGGAGCAACCACTTCGGTTGTGCCGTCAAACCCGACCTTTGTTGCCGCGGGTGGTACAATCACAATCGTTGCGACAACTGGCGTTGTGTACCGTCGTACCGACACCAATGCGGTTGTCTCGGGCACCGTCGTTATTGGCACAGCGGGCGCATCGCTTGGTATCAGCGCCGAGCCGCTGAACAACACCTACACGATTCCGGCTGCCGCAGACCGGTACTGGTACTTCACTCGTACCACCTGATTCCCTATTCGACAGAAGGAGACCAGAGAATGCTTCAAATTACTATTGCTGGAACAGAATGTTACGACGAATCGACAGAAACTTTTGTTACTATCGACGATGTCGTACTTGAATTTGAGCACTCTCTGGTCTCCCTGTCAAAATGGGAGTCAAAATTTGAGAAAGCCTTTTTGGGCACTGAAGAAAAAACATCTGAAGAAGTACTGTGGTATGTTAAATGTATGCTACAAACAGAACACTATCCAAATGATATTTTTGAAAGACTCAGTGCCCAAAACATAAAAGACATTAATAACTATATCGATTCAAAACAATCTGCAACGACTTTCAAAGAGCAAAAACGACACGGTCCAGTTGAAACCATAACAGCCGAGTTAATTTACTATTGGATGATTGCTTTTAACATACCTTTTGAATGTCAACATTGGCATCTTAACAAACTGTTTGCTCTAATTCGAATCTGTAATGCAAAGAATGGCAAACCACAGAAGATGTCTAGAAATGAACTTGCAGAAAGAAATCGAACGTTGAACGAACAAAGAAGAGCTCAACTAGGAACTACAGGTTAGGATGAAGTAATGCCTAGACTTACATGGGATGCTACAGGTTCTCGCCTTTACGAGATTGGTTTAGATCGTGGAGTCCTTTACCTAACAAATGGCACTGGTGTTGTGTGGAATGGTTTAACGTCTATCGTTGAGGAACCCGCTTCAGGAGAAAGCACTCCGTTGTATTACGATGGAGTGAAATACTTTGATCAGACGACGAAAGTAGACTTTTCGGGCACTATTAATGCTATGACATACCCAAATGATTTTTTACAATTTGATGGTTACACATCGGCGGCTACAGGAGTATTCTTTAACAATCAAAATAGAAACACTTTCTCTTTAAGTTATAGAACAATTGTTGGAAACGATATTTTGTCAACAAACTATGGCTATAAGATCCATATTCTCTACAACCTGACAGCGAATCCGACATCAATCACGTATCAAACTATAAACGATACAGTTGAGCCGACGCAGTTTTCGTGGATGGTTAATAGTCGTTCAAATACAGCATCTGGATATTTTCCGGTGTCTCACGTTATCATCGACTCAAAGACAACCACCACAACCGGTTTAGCTGCGATTGAGAATAAACTTTATGGAACAGTCTCAACAACTGCAACCTTACCAACTCTTGCGGAGTTGATCACACTCGCAGCAAGTTGATAAAGAAGGTCAAATGATCAAAGTAGATGTATCAGGCTCTTTTAATAATATTGAGCGTTTTTTAGAAACAATGAAGCGCGGCGATATTTTTAAAATGCTTGATCACTACGGACAAGTAGGTCAAGAAATGCTGGCGCAAGCAACTCCAGTTGATAGCTCGCTGACGGCATCATCTTGGACTTATGAAGTTCCAAAAAAATCAGGCACGTATGAAATCATTTGGCGGAACACAAACGTTGAGTCAGGAATTCCAGTAGCAATACTCATTCAATATGGGCATGCTACAAGAAATGGCGGTTTTGTTGAAGGACGAGACTATATTAATCCAGCAATTCAACCATTATTTGATAAAATCGCAGACGACATTTGGGAAAGGGTGAAACGTGCCTAGTGTTGATGATCGTGTTGTATCGATGAAGTTTGACAATCGAAATTTCGAAAGTCAAATAGAATCGACAATAAAAAGTTTAAATTCTTTAAAAGAAAGTCTTAAGTTTTCAGGAGTAAAAACTAATCTGTCAGATCTTGGACGGATAGATAGAGGTATTACTCTTGATGGACTATCTAGAGCAGTTGATAAAGTAAGTGAAAAATTTAATCTGCTAAACGCGGTCGCATTTGCAACTATTAGTAACATCACTAACAAAGCAATTAACGCGGGGCAATCTTTAGTAAAAAGCCTTTCTTTAGATCAGACTCTCAGCGGTTTCCGAGAGTATGAAATGAACATCAATTCGATCCAAACAATCCTTGCGAACACGCAAAGTAAAGGATCGACGCTCTCAGATGTTAACAAGGCGCTAGATCAATTAAACGCATATTCTGACCAGACAATCTATAACTTCGGTCAAATGACCAAGAACATTGGTACGTTTACTGCTGCGGGTATTGATCTGGATACATCAGTTGGTGCAATTAAAGGTATTGCCAACGTTGCTGCCATTTCTGGATCAAGCGCCGAGCAGGCTTCTGTCGCGATGTATCAGCTTTCTCAGGCATTGGCAACTGGAACGGTTCGACTTATT